GTCGTTTGCTCAGTATCTGTTTTTTCTATTTCACTCATAATATTTTCAAGCCCTGTTCTTCGTCATCATAAACGCTTCTACCACTTCCTTCTCGTCCGTCATCATCAAGCATCGCTCTGCCCAGAGCCATCACCAATGCAACTATCGGGTCGATGCGTTGCAGAGAATGTTTCTTGCTTGGTCGGATATTTTCATTTGAATCTGTTTCAATTGCCACATTGGATGCACACCACCGAAGCACAGGATGATCGAAGTGGCAAAGCCTGCCCTCTGTCACCAACGCTTCCAAGTAATGACTTGGCTCTGTCATCGTCCTGAACGCCTGCGGTACAGCCGCCACCGGCACACCCTCGTCCTCCAATCTCTTGGCAACGAGTTTTGCGTTCCACGGGTCAATCGCAACTTGTTGAACAGAAAATCGGGTACACGCATCCAAAACAGTTTGTACGATGGTTTCGTGGGCAATTGTTTCTCCCGGTGTTGTAAACATATCTCCGTCATCAAACCAAACATCGTAGGGAACGTGATCTTCCCGCGCCCTAATAAACAGCCTCTCATGTGGCAAGAACGTGTTTGTTACAACCGCGTAGCGATCATCTTCCATTCTTACAACCAAGACAACAGCCGTAAGGTCGTGACGTTCTGAGAGGTCAATACCAATCCAGCATGGCAACCCATCTTCCAGCTCGATGTCCAAGTCACCATCCCTTGTGCAATCATCCCACCGTTCCATTGAAATCCAACGGTCAGCCTGTTCTGTCCAGCGATTGAGGTAGAGCCTTAGAAACGTATTTCTAAAGCCCGGCACATCTTTTGCTCTTTTACATTCTCGTTCTATAAACTCTTCGCTAATGCTTACGCCCATGTTTGGATTCGCCTTCGCCCATGTCTTAGGATCATCCCACTCATCTTCGGTAGCGGCTGCATAGATAACTGGCAAGAATGCCGGATCTTCTACGATGCCATCTCGAACCTGCTCCGCGTATTTGTGAATCTCATAGCAAATCGTCGTTTGGTCAAAGCCAGCCGTTGTTATGCCGATCACTAGTGGTTGCCGTCTAGCTCCGGTCGAAGTAACGAGCGTGTCCCAAAGATCTCTATTCTTCTGGGTGTGCAATTCATCGAAGATAATTCCATGAGCATTAAACCCATGTGCTGAATGTGCGTCTGCGGCAATACAGCGATATGTACTCTTTGTAGAGTCAACCATAATTGAGTTACGATACAGGGTGCATCTCTTATCGAGAATGTCATCACTTTGTACAAAGCCCTTCGCCACCTGAAACACGATCCCAGCCTGATCGCGGTCGGATGCAGCCCCATAAACCTCGGCACCCGCCTCGCCATCTGCCGTAAGCAGATAAAGTGCGAGTCCGGCCGCAAGGTGGGACTTTCCGTTCTTTCGCGGAATCTCCATGTACGATGTTCGATACCGCCTAGACCCATCCCTTCTTTTCCAACCAAACAAGTTGCCAATGATGGCTTTTTGCCAAGGCTCTAGTTCAAAGGGGTGTCCATTAAACTTTCCCTTGCCGTGACGCAGAAATTTGGGAAAAAACTCAATGGCACGAATTGCCGCATCTTCGTCGAACCAGTGATCTTCTGTCGCCGTTGCCACTGGATCATACCCTCCGGGCAATCCCTCAAGTTTTAGACCCGTCTCAGGCAAAATACGATTCCTTCACAGCTCGTGTCTCATCCTTCAACTTTTTAGGTTCGGTAGCGTGTACCCGCGTCCTTGAGGATGGTGTCAGCCCAAACTCGGTTTCTAGTTTCAGAAGTTGTGCGGCAAGACTTTCCACCACCCTTGACCAGGGGGATCTCACCGGAACACCTTTGTTGTTCAAGCACACTTCTCCAGACTCGTCCAATTCAGCCTGCGCATCAATATACCGTGAGTATGTCATGCAGAGCCTCGCAAGTGCGTCACCGTCAATAGCAGCCAAAACCCCAATCTCCATCAGACTCTTAACCGTTTTTCGCCAATGCGCCCTAGCCCTCCTATCTTTTAGCCAAGTGGGACACTTTGGCATAGCCGCCTCAACAGCAGGCTCCTTGTCTCGACCGGAACGTGTTTCATTAACCCACTTTGACCCAGATAGTTTCAACATTGCAGTTGGTTTAGGTTTTGGCCCTCGCTTACCCATATATCGCTTCTCCTACCTCTATTTGTTTTTCCCTCTTTCCATACCTCTTAATGTGTGCTGCTTTGCTGGCATACCACGCATTGATGACAGATTCGAGTTTTCGATTCCCATCATCGTGTGCAGCTCTTAAAGCAGCATCCTGCCCCTTATCAATAATAATGAGCCTGCCTCCCGTTTGATCGCAAATTTCATTCGCACCCACATAGTCGGTGAGAATAATGAATGCCTTACGATTCTCGCCTATACGCTTCGAGTGTTTCACGACTACATCCCTTATCGCCATGCCAAGCGTAATATCGTTAGGATCGACGGGAATCACCGCAGCCATCATTTTGTCCCAATCGAAAACAATATCGTTTCGACGTACCTGTGAATAGACATACGCACGTTTTCCGGCATAGGGAGCGCCATTCACAATTCGGATGTTCTCGTGGCTTCTCTCTTGGTTCCCAGAATCCTTAATGGTCTTTTGTTGGTGACAATCTCTACATATCCCCTGAAGGTTCTCCCTGTCATTCCCACCACCCTCGTGCTTGGGAATAATGTGGTCAACCTCTTCGGAGGCGTTTCTTTTACAAATCATGCAAAACGGCTCTTCGGCCAGAACCATCTTGCGGAGCCTTCGCCAAACAACGCCATACCCTCTTTTGTGTGCAGAGAGGTGACTGCGCGGTGTTTCACCGGCAGCCACCTTTTTCTTTGCACCATGCTCCTCGCAGCGACGACTTCCCTCCATCGCCAAATGAGAACAACCCGGATGAGTGCAGAATGTCCTCATTCGTTATCTTCCAGTTTCTTTCTCATATTTTCCTCATCCAGACTTTTTACAGAAGCACCCCCATGAACAGCGATAACACCATAAATAATTTTGCATGACTCCATCCACGCCTCTTGCAGCCAAGTGTGGAGTTCATCCCAATCAGCAGACTTGGATTGAGTGTGCAGCTCCACCTTGGACTTCATGTGCTGAAACGCAGACAGGGCAGCAGCCTCCATCATCTGCTTGGTGGGAGGTGGTATCGTTGCCATCCTATAATCAATCTGTATGGCTTCGGTGGCCATCAATAATCATCAAAAAACCGAGAAAGCCAAGTTCGACACGACCACACGCCAACACAAAAGCCGGCACAGCCACACAGGATAGACCACCATGTAGTACCTAACAATTCAGACAACATACCCAACATAAACATTACTCCTCAACAAATACCCACAAACCACAACGTGTAATCCACGACTACACTTAATCTGTCCCAAATCAACATTACACTTTCCTCCATGCCGCGTTGTACGCGGGATCGCTGGCTCTTCGTGCCGCGATTGATTCTCGCGGGGTTGCATTTCTGCCCGGTGTTATAGATTCTTTATCTAATTCTGCATCACGCATCGCAGCGCGGGGAATAAACATCCCCAGCGACCAGAAGAATCGTTTGACCAGCGACCCAACTCCCGTATACCACAATAGAACCACTATGCCGATTACTATTCCCGCATACGAGAGATTGTTCAGGGTCTTGGCCCACCAAGGGACACTATCCTCGATTCCGCTAATATTCGCGTGGACCGTATCGGCCGCAGCAATGATATTGTCCTGATGCCCGTCAATTGAGTTCGCCAGCTCCGCTACTTCGGGCTGGCTCGTTTTATTGACAATCTGGCTCGCGTCAGCCTTACTAGCGGTCGCCTCATGGATCACATTTGTCGCAGCAGCCGAAATTGCCCTTGACGGAGAGCCACAACTACTTAGACCAAAGCCAAGAGATAACAAGAGGAATAGAACCAGCCATCGCACCAAAGAAGGCTCCCATCGTTTTCGCCCTCCACCGTAATCCTGTGATATGGGAGTCCATCCTTGTAAGCCTGTCCTCAATCTTTGACACACGCATGTCAAGAGAGTCCAGGCGGTGAAGTACCAATTTCTGATACTCGCTCCAACCGTTCTGATTTTGCATAGATTATTTTCTTTCATTGAAGTATAGACCCCCATCTTTATTCTCGGCGAGTCTCCGAATCCTCTAGGTTTTGGTCAAAAAAGTTCTCTAATGGTATTGTCTCTATAAAAGGAGTAGTTGCCCGATTAGACCTGCCTAAAGAGTCCACGCCGTCACCAGCCTTCCATACTCGCATTTGTGTTTGCGTCTGATAGATGGCTGGCAGCCGATTCGACAACACTTTGTCCAACCATGTGTAAAGTCCCGCCCTTTCGGGATCGTAGGCAGCTCCAGCCTCTTGTGCCAATATCCAGCCCTCTGCAATGATCTCGTTGAATTCCCATCGCGGGAATCGACCGCATCGCACAGACCACGCCGCCCATCGTTCAAGACAATTCAGTAATTCTGTTTGATTTAGTTCCACACAACCGTCCAACGCTTATATCGTCCTAATAATAGCATTTTGTTCGGATTTTGTTCGTCCTTAATAATTATTAACTACCTATTACTTATTCATGGTATTACTTAATAACTATTATTTATTGTTATCTTATGTAGTCCTCATTGTGTCCTAAATTTGTCCGGATGGAAAACGGACAAAATACGGACACCCCTTAATCCTAAAC